AAAAGTTCAAATTAAACTGGTTGTTATTCGTATTATTGACAATAATATTGCGCTCCTTGCTTAACTCCACGATTTGCTTTTGTAGGGTTTTATTCTGGTCTAATAACTCAAATACGAGAGAATTGACGAGAGATTTCTTGTTTCGTTTCTTACTGGTAGTAAGCGCCGAAATCATCTTCCTAATATAATCCTTCAATCTCTCATTTTGCTCGGTGAGAAGTTCAGCAGTGGTCGACGACACAGTGGATTCGTCATCGCAGCCGGTGTCCGCATCTATCGTTATGACCGACGACGATGGAGATGTATCACTGTCGCTGTCGCTGTCGCTGTCGCTGTCGCGGTCACTGTCGCTAGACACATCATATGCTGGTTTTTCAGATATTTGGACAGATAATTCTGATTCTGATTCTGATTCTGATTCTGGTTCTGGTTCTGGTTCTGTAAAATCCGCATAATGGAAGAGTCCGACACTTGTGTCGTCCATTTTCTCCGCCTTTTTTTTAGATTTGAAACGATAGCGCACAATCTCGGCGTCATCGGTCGCGTCATCGTCGACGGCGGCATCAACGCAGGCGTGTTCTATATCTGCCATCGGCACAGCCACCGATGTCGCCACCGGCGCCGCCATAAGCGTATTCAGTGAAGAATCCGAAGTATGGGACGCCAGTTTACTCATAGATTGGTTGTGTTGAAATTGAAGGCACGTAGATGTATGTTTATAATAACTAGAACGGTGCGCGTAGGATTTTTTACATAGGCAAGTGTATTTCCCTTCATTTATCTGATTTGAAACTCCCCTATCCAAAACGGGAACAGCGACCGTCGCGGCCGTTTCATCGGCGAAAATATTCGGTTTAAAATCAGGAATTCCATAATTGTGAATGTCCATTGTTTCATCATTTAAATTTGGTTTCATTTTCATAATATATAAATTGACCCGTTCCTTGGCCCGGGTTTCATTGTTACAAGAACATTCCTCCAAAATCGCACACTTCCAGTTCGTCCAACCGCCGTTCTTCCGAATACATTCGTATAATCTCGACGAGTGGGAAAGTTCCGAAGTCTCGCGCTTGTGCTTATACTTACGCTGGGTTAAATTGGTTGTATACGAAATATATGCGTCTGAAATCTCTTTTGTTTTACAAGTTAGTTGGTAGATATACGTCTTTGAGTAATCAACATACTTCCGCGGCATTTTTCACCGGTTCAAATTCTATATAAATCTATATTATACCTCTATTATTTATTATGGCGTGCCCGGCACACTGGCCGGCTCACTTTACCCCAGGGGTTTGGCAACATACAGACCATCCGATGGTGCGTATATAGCATTTCTCACTTCAATTCCTGAAGGTTCAGTGTGGGGTATTGTTGAAAATACCCCAGTTTTTGGCGTATTTTACCCCGTTTTGTCATTTGACATTCTGGTGATTTTGGCAACATTTACACCATCTTCAGTCACATCACCAGAAATAAAAAAGCTATATATCCCGCTAACTCAAAAAGGGTAAAGTGGTCCAAAAAAATAAATGTCCAAAACCCGGTTTGGCCGTTCTGCTTTTAAAACGCGATTTTTCGCACATTTAGCCTGACGAGAGCATAACCCGCGCATTCTGCCATATATTCGCCAAAATCCCGCGGGATTGTCGTAAGGTAAATTCTGAGACAGTGGCAACGCGCTATTTTCCGCATCCGACCGCGCCATCGCCCCTTACTGACTTTTCAAAAAAGTGATAAGATAATGCTATATATGCTGTGGGTTTCAGTCAGGTGGTAGCATTTTGAATAGAAAAACCGAGCATCATCGTGTCATACTCCCTGCGTATGTATAATAAATACATACCGCTGTATATATGTATTGGAATGAAGAAAAGGGTTGTGGTTGATTTGGAGTATATGACGCCGAGTGTCGGTAGAGGCAGAGGAGGCGGCAGCGGCGGCAGCGGCGGCAGTAGTGGTGAGTCTGACCGCGATGAAGACACCGATAATGATCCCTTAAATATAGATTGTTTACTACAAAAGCACGACGGTAGCGACGACGACCTATCCGACGACGCGGCCACATCCACCACCGACGACGACGACGACGACGAATACGAGCCATCACCGCCACCACCGCCCACCCGACAACACCCTAGTATCAGAGATTCCGATTATGCGGTGAATTCGGATGACGACTTATTACAGTCAGTTATTGATGAACCCACATTCCCGCTTGATATTAATGCGATATTATCTGCGATGAATAAGACAGAGAATAGCACGATTGCGAATTTGACATTGAAGAAGATAGCTGCGCGAAGACACGAAATTCTCTCATCGCTGAATTTGACTCCGGAGAAGATGGCAGAGTTTGAACGAAAATTAGTAATGTATCGTGTCATTGAATCTCCGCACGACCTCAAACATAACCAACTGATACGGTGGATACCTATGCGTTCTCTTGAAACGCGCCCCTATGTCACGCTTGGTGGAACATTATTCCGCGTCCGTGAAAATGTAGAAGAAGGGGTTCACGTAGTCACAATACGTAACGTGAAACGGTTTGTTTTCAATATAAAATTTGAAGTCAATGTTGTATTTCAGCGACTGAGCCAGGATGAAATGCTTATCTTGCGCGCGGTAGAATACGTCGGCGACGGCGACGGTGACGACACCGCGTCGTCAATAACCTAAATCACGCACAGATTTTGTTATATCACTGGTAAAACGTGGGCGCAACCGGTCGTCGCCACGCGCAGTTTTACAGTGAAAGCCGGGACGACGTAGACCTTTATTATTGAATATAGACCGGGTACAATATGCGATACGGCGACTTTTTTCAATGGATTCGCGCCGTTTGCGTGCCCGGGTCGTCGGCGTGATACAGCTACATAACTTCTCGGCGAGAATATGATGGGCGTGGTCTTTTAATGATGCGGTGCGCATACGCCGTGAATCACCGCGGTTATAATGCCGAAGAATCTTAATATAATCAGTGCGGGTTAGCCGCATATCCTTATCAATATCGCTGTCTGTATATTTCGGAAACTGCCCCCGCCGCCGCATATTTATAATAGTAATATACTATAATACTGTAATACTCTAATACTATAATGTCCGTATCACATAAAAAAAAAAGGCCCAAAGTGGTAGTTTTTGATATGGATGAAACACTCGGTAATTTCGCACAATTTTCTATATTCTGCCACGTATTAGAAGAATATTTCAATAAACCAGATATTATATATCGCCATTTCAATGATTTAGTTGATTTATACCCGGAGATTATACGCCCGAGTATGTTGCGTATATTAGAATACATCCGTAAAAAGAAGAACGCGGGTGTCTGTAGTAAGGTTATGATATACACAAATAATGTGGGCCCGGATAAGTGGGTGGGCCATATTCGCCAATATTTTGAATATAAACTGCGCGCGACAGCTACCTCCAGCGGCGACCTCGCCATCATCCCTCCCTTATTCGGGCATACGATTGGCGGATTTAAACCTCAGAACGCCGCAGAAGCGTCGTCGGCATCGGCATCGGCATCGGCATCGGCATTCCCACAACGAACAACAAACGAAAAGACTGTCCGTGATTTCATCCATTGTTCCCGCCTTCCGCCCAATATTGAAATCTGTTTTCTTGATGACGTATATCATCCTAAAATGACAGATGAACGCGTGTATTATATAAAACTACAGGCATATCATTTCCACATTCCATTTCAGATGTTTGTTGTCCGGTTTTTGAATAGCCGGTTATATCGCGAGACATTTGACGGATTCAGTGTTCCGTCCATAACACCAACCTTGTCAGCTGTCGCTAAAAAACAGGTTCTATCTATTGAACTCCACGACCTCTTCGTAAAATACGCAGATATGGCCGGATACGATGTAAAGGCGCAACAACGCAAAATGAACCCTCGCGAAATTGATGAAATCATTAGCAAGTATATATTATACCATCTCCAGCAGTTTTTTCGCGATGGACCGCCGCCGTCGCGGCCGGGCACGAGACATCGGCGCACAAAGACCACTAAAAAAAATAGGGTAGTAAGTCACACCACCGCCGACAATGTATTTTATGTAGATAAGTCAACTGCCGTCAAGAATATGCGCAATAAGACGGTTCGTAATAAGTAAATTACATCCAGCTCATCTGACCATATGCGTTAGTAAATATGACCCGGTCTCCAATTGCTTCTGCTGCGGCAATCGCTTCTGCGGTCGCAATTCGTGTTTCCGGGGTAGAGTGCATTTCGTCAATATAGACAATTCCCGATTCTCGGCGCGCTACCACCCGCCGTCTCGCGTCTTCCAAATCCTCCACCGACTTACGCTCGCGTTCAGCATTGGCCCAGCGCTGATGACGCATATTTGACGTGTGTTTGTCCCAGTTTCCTTGTGGGCCGCGCCATCCGCACTGGCAGCTCACAGGACGCACAACTTCCAGTTCGTGAAATGTATCGTCAAACAAACGCGTCATAATAATCTGAATTGCGTGGTGAAGCACCATTGGACTCGTGCCATACCCAGCACTTCCTTCTTCTGGTTTGTAGCCGAGAAGCGTCTGGAAGATTTCGCGTTCGTCGCCGCGATGAACGAGATTGTATTCTTCATCCGTATATATACTTGAATCTTCGCCGCACACTTCCATTACGATTTCATCGGCAAGGTCCATAATTTCGTCATATAGGTCTTCATCGGTGTCTTCAATTTCATCCAGCGTCATCCAAGAGCGCAACAATGCGCCTGGGCGACGTTCTTTCAATACTTCTCGCTTGTGCCGATGTAATGAACCAAGCGCATTCATTCCGCGTAAATACTCACCTTCAGGTAGCTTGTCCATATTCTCCTCCATTATACTCATCATAATATCCAATTCCTTCTGAATTGCGATATCAGCTTGTCCGATAATAGTCGTCTCCATTGTTTTCTTCTCTTGTTCTATGTCTTATATATTTGACAAAAAAACATTTCAATTTTTCGTCAAATTCCGCACCGTGTCTACGCCTGCGCCTGCGTCTGTCCCTGGATAAACTTCTTCACCGCCGGCATATTATCAACCGCACCCGATGTATCAATATAATTATAAATTGGATGAACCACCCCCGCACTTACTGGTTGGGTTATATTTTTCTGTATTTGTTTCTTCGTATAATTTGCGACAGTATCTGATACAATGTGCGTTATTAAAATGAAGATACACGCCGATATAATAAGACGGCGGTCAAAGTCGCTAAACGTGTTTCCGCCTAAAAATGCGAATTTCGGGTTCGTCCACGAAATCGTATTAAAACGGAGTAAAAGAACAAACACCGCTATATACAAAATGGTATTTCGCAATAAGGGGATATATTCCGGAATTGTGTTGTAAAATCCGAGCAATATAACCGCATAACTCGCATAGAAAAATAGGTCAATATACTTGTAATACATTGCGTATTTGGTGAATACAGGTCGCACAATATCGCGGATATTGGTTATGATGGCGACAATGAGATCTTCCGCCATATTTTTGATGTTATTCATACAATATACAGTGCGCG